CCCTCCCCTAAAGACAGACTTTGTTGCCAGGAGAGCGCAAAAATGAAGGTCATCCAGCGTCGGCTGACGGATGTTATTCCGTACGGGCGGAACCCACGAAAAAACGAGGCGGCCGTCGATGCTGTCGCGTCGTCGATTCGGCAGTTCGGGTTCACGCAACCGATCGTGGTCGACGCCCAGGGCGTGATCGTCGCTGGGCACACCCGCTACCTTGCCGCCGAACGCCTCGGGATGACCAAGGTGCCGGTCTACGTGGCCACGGACCTGACCTTGGACCAGGTGCAGGCCTACCGGATCGCCGACAACAAGCTCGGGGAGATCGCCGAGTGGGACGAAACAATGCTCGCCACCGAGCTGCGGATGCTCTCGGAAGCCGGCTGGGGCGACATGACGGGGCTCGGGTTCGGCGAGGACGAGCTCGACAGGCTCCTGTCGCCCCTGGCTGAGGCGGTCGAGGCGGAAAAGCCGGCCGCGGATCCCGGCGAGGGCGAATCGCCGGCAGACGGCGACGAGGAGCCCGAGGACGACCAGGCCCCCGCCGAAGCCGACCCTCGGGGCGAGCTGCACCGGCGACTCGGCGTGATCGTCGGCAGCGGGGCCGACCGGCACCTGTCTCGATCGGCCGTCAGGGTGTTCCTCCGGCTCCAGCACTCCGCGTCGATCGACGGCTGCACGCTGTCGGTCACCCTCTCCGAGCTCGCGGAGTCGATGCAGTCCGCCAAGACGACCGCCAAGCGGGGGCTCGACGACCTGATCGAGTCCGGGATCGTCCGCGAGACGGGGGACGGGGCCGATCCTCGCCGGACGTTCGAGATCGTGGCGAAGCGGTCGACCAAGCCGGCTGCGCCTCGAGCGGACCGCGGAGACGAACACCCTTGGAAATGACCCCGTGACGGTCCCCCACGGGGGCCGCGTTCCCCCACCGGGAACACCAATCGATCACCAAGGGCGGTCTCCGTCGCTGGCAGCGGCGTCCGCCTAACCATTCATGCCAGAGGAACAGGTGCGAAATGGCCAAGAAAACCGCGACAAAGACGACCGCCAAGAAGAAGGCGGCGAAGAAGGCTGCCCCGAAAAAGGCGGCAAAGGTCTGAACGGGTGACGGGACGATCTCGCCCCGGGGGACGTCGGTTCTCCGGGGCGGGACCCCCGGCAACGTGGCGAAGGAAGACGACGAACATGCCAGCCTCACGTCAATGACGCCGGAGGCCGTGGCCGCGCTGCTGTCGAAAGCCGGCTCCGGGCCGGTGACCGCGGCGGAGGTGCGCGCCGACATCAAGGCCGGCGCGCCGACCGACGAGCAGGGGAGGATCCACCTGCTGAACTACGCCGCCTGGCTGCTGAAGGACGTGCAGGCCAAAGGATGCGGCTGAACCTCCAGAAACTCTCGGTGCCGCAGGCCACCCGCGTGCTGAACAGCACCGCGATCGGGGAGGTCGCCAGCCCGAGGCTCCTGTACCGTCACCTCAACCGGGGAGGCCTGAAGGTCGGGGACGGACGCACGATCCACGTCGTGCGGTACACCGCCTGGCTGTCGTCGCTCCGGAAACTACCGGCCGGCGCCCCGGAGCCGGAAACGAAGGGCGGATACGCCAAGAAGCGCGACTCCGCCGCCCGGGCCTCCCGAGATCAGTCGCTCTCCGGCCGCGACATCCTTCCGCTGGGGTTCATCCACGACCCGGTCGACCCGGCGCGGAAGGATCGGTCGATCATGTCGTTCCGCTCGTTCTGCGAAGAGTATTTCCCGGAGGTGTTCTCGATCGAGTGGTCGGAAGACCACCTCCGCGTCATCGCCAAAATTGAAAGGGCGGTGCTCGAGGGCGAGCTGTTCGCGATGGCCATGCCGCGCGGCTCCGGAAAGACGAGCCTCTGCGAGGCCGCGTGCATTTGGGCGCTCCTGATCGGCGCCCACGAGTTCGTGATGCTGATCGGGGCCGATGAGGAGCACGCCGCGGAGATGCTCGACTCGATCAAGAGCGAGCTGGAGAACAACGACCTCCTCGACGAGGACTGGTCGGAGGTGACCGGGCCGATCCGGGCCCTCGAGGGGATCCACCAGCGTGCCAAGGGCCAGCTCTACGGCGGTCAACGGACCCACATGAACTGGTCGGCCGACGAGATCATCTTGCCGACGATCCCCGGGTCGATGGCTTCGGGGGGCGTGATCCGGGTCTCGGGCATCACGGGGCGGGTCCGAGGGCAGAAGTACAAGCGGCCAGACGGCCGTTCTGCCCGCCCGTCGCTCGTGCTCTTGGACGATCCGCAAACCGACACCAGTGCCAAGAGCCCGAGCCAGTGCGCGACGCGCGAGGCGATCCTGTCGGGGGCCATTCTCGGCCTGGCTGGGCCGCGGAAGAAGATCGCCGGACTGATGACGCTGACGGTGGTCGCTCCTGACGACATGGCCGACCGCATGCTCGACCGGACAAAGCATCCAAGCTGGCAGGGCGAGCGAACGCGGATGGTCTACGAGTTCCCAACGGCGGAATCGAAATGGGCGAAATACTTCGACCTTCGCCGGTTGGGGCAGGCAGAGGACCGAGGGACAAAGGAAGCAGACGACTTTTACGCCCAAGATCAGGAGGCGATGGACGCCGGCGCTCGGGTGGCGTGGCCGCAGAGAAAGAACCCCGACGAGCTCACCGCGATTCAGCACGCGATGAACATCCGTTGCGACCGAGGGGACGCGGCGTTCTTCGCCGAGTACCAGAACCAGCCGCTGCCGGTGATCACCAACCACTCGATGGTCCTTTCTCGAGACTCTCTTGAGCAGCGAACCGCCGGCTTCGAGCGAGGCATTGTCCCGAACGGAACGGCTCACCTCACGTGTTTCATCGACGTGCAGAAGACGCTTCTGTACTGGATGGTGTGCGCGTGGCAGCCTGACTTCACGGGGGGCGTGATTGACTATGGCACTTACCCCGATCAGGGGCGGGGTTACTTCACCCTCCGCGACGCTCAACGAACGATGCAGAGCGTCCACAAGGAAACCGCGTTCGAGGCGAACCTCTACGCCGCGCTCAATGCGTGCGTGACGTCGATCGTCGGGGCCGAGTATCGAATGGGAGACGGCACGGCGCTTCGGATCGACAAGGGGCTGATCGACGCCAACTGGGGGCAGTCGACCGATATCGTCTACCAGGTCTGCCGGACGCATTCGCTGGCGTCGATCCTGGTGCCCTCTCACGGCCGCTTCGTCGGGGCTCGGTCGACTCCGTTCGCGGACTGGCGGAAGAAGCCAGGCGACCGCATCGGCACGAACTGGCGCGTTCCCGGCGTGGCAGGGCAACGGTCGGTCCGGCACGTCACGTACGACACCAACTATTGGAAATCGTTCGCGGCCGCTCGCTTGCAGACATCGATGGGGGAGCCGGGCTGCCTGACGTTCTTCAAGTCTCGAGACCACGCGATGCTTGTCGACCACCTCTTGGCGGAAGGGCCGGTGCGGACCGAGGCTCAGGGAAGGATTGTCGACGAGTGGAAGACCAAAGCAGTCGGCCAAGATAATCACCTCTGGGACGCGCTCGTCGGTAACTGTGTTGGGGCCTCGATGCTCGGCGTTCGCACGGTCGGCGTGGAGGGAAATGCACGCCCAAAGAGGCGATGGGGCGTTGATAGGGCATCCGGAGCGGCTTGAATGTTTCGTCTCACAAGTGCTACGGTGGCTCCGGAGGTGGTAACGGATGCTCACCCAAGCCCAAATCGACGCACTGACCGAAGAGCTGCTGAACGTTGCCGCCTCGCCAGCCGAGGTTAGTAACGACAACGGCACGGTTCGCGCTCGTCGTGTCGAGGAAATCATCGCCGCGCTCCGGTTTGCGTCGTCCGTCAAAGCGTCGCGGAGTGCCGCCCGCGGCATCCGGTTGACAACCCTGCAGCCCTCCGGCGCGGTGTTCAACACCAACGACATCGCGTCAATCGATCCCGAAGACTGGGCCTGGCAGAGCCGGAGGTTCTGATGGGCATCATCGGCCGGATTCTGTCGCCGTTCTTGGGTAACTCCAAGCCGCCGCGGAACTCGAGTTCCGCCGTCCGGCCAATCCAGGCCAGGTTCGACGCCGCGCAGACCACAGGCGAAAACGCTGCTCATTGGATCATGGCGGACGCCCTCACGGCCGACGCCGGGCAGCGCGCCGGGATCCGGCGGACGCTGCGCAACCGGGCCCGCTACGAGTCGGCCAACAACTCCTACCTCCGCGGGATCGTCTTGACGATCGCCAACGACACGGTCGGCACCGGTCCGACGGTCAAGCTCGACACCGGCGACCAAGACGCCGACTCGGAGATCGAGGCGGCTTACCACGCTTGGCAGGACGCGACCAATTTTGCCGAGAAGATGCGGACGGTCGTGCAGTCGACCGTGGTCGACGGCGAGGTGTTTGGGCTCAAAATCACCAACCCGCAGCTGCCGCTCGACGGCGTGCAGCTCGACTGCCGCCTGATTGAGGCAGACCAGATCGCGTCCCCGACGCCGTGGATGCTCAAGGAGGTCGACGGGATCGAGTTCGACTCCGCCGGCAACCCATCGCGTTACCACCTTCTCAAACGGCACCCGGGGTCGCTCGTGAACTTCCCAAGCTACGAGTGGGACCCGATTCCGGCCGACATGATGCTGCACGTGTTCAGGCCGGACCGGCCGACGCAGCATCGGGGTATCCCCGAGGTGACGCCCGCGCTGCCGCTGTTCGCGATGTTGCGGCGCTACACGTTGGCGACGCTCGGCGCCGCGGAGACAGCCGCCGATTTCGCGGCCGTGCTCTACACGGACTCGCCCGCCAACGAAATCGACGAGATTGAGCCATTCAAGGCGATGAACGTCAACCCGCGGCAGATGATGGCGCTGCCAAACGGGTGGAAGTTCGGGCAGATGTCGGCCGAGCAGCCGACCACAACGTACCCGGGATTCAAAACTGAGATCCTGAACGAGATCGCCCGCTGTCTCAATTTGCCGTTCAACGTCGCAGCGTGCAATTCGTCGTCGTACAACTACTCGAGCGGTCGCCTTGACCACCAGATTTACTTCAAGGGAATCCGCGTCCGCCGCGACGTCCTTCGGTTGCGGTTCCTCAACCCGATGTTCGTTGCGTGGGCCGAAGAAGCTTTCCGTGTCGGCCTGATCCGGTCTTCGGTCGGCCACCCGTCCCGATGGAAATGGGACTGGGTGTGGGATGAAAACGAGCACGTCGACCCGCAGTCGGAAGCCAAGGCGCAGTCAATGTCGCTGGCGGCCGGCACCACGACCCTGTCGATTGAGTACGCGAAGGTTGGCAAGGACTGGGAATGGGCCCTCGAGCAGCGTGCCCGCGAGATCGCGAAATGCAAATCGCTCGGCATCCCGTATCCGGGCGCTGTGGCCGCCCCCAACGCCGAGGATCCGCAGGCAGGCCCCCCCGACGCACCGCAGTCTGACAGTCGCCGGAACCCGGTGCGGAAAGCTGACAACGGTGCCTCTAAACCGGCGCGAAAAGTACGGCGCAAAAAAGTCCGAACAGGGTCGCCGATCCCATCGTCGCCCAACTGACTACCGTCCGGGTGTTGCACTTTTGAGACACTAAGCGTAGGACAGTCGCATGAAAGATCTTCAGCTCAACGCACCGATCGAGTTCACGCTGGCCGCTCCAGTAGCAGCCGCGGCCGGTAGTAATACCGGGTCGGCTGCCAAGCGATGCAGGATCAACGCTTACTCTGGAGGCCCGATCCGCCAGCCGTGGAGCGACGAGGACATCTACATCGACCTCCAGGGGATGTCCTGGCCGTCGGATAAGGCCCTCCCGATCTTGCGGGAGCACAGCACGCAGATCGACGACGTGCTCGGCAACACGACTTCGCTCCAGATCGACGCCTCCGCGGGCCTTATGGTCGACGCGATCCTCAACGGCGTCAGCGAGCCCTGCCAGATGATCCTCGCGCAGGCCAAGGCCGGCGTGCAGTTCCAGGCCTCGGTTGGGGCTTTCGCTTCGGCCGGTCAGCGCATCCGCCAGGGCGAGTCGACCGTGGTCAACGGCCGGCAGATCGAGGGCCCGGCCCTCGTCGTCCGCAAGGCCCGACTCCGTGAAATCTCCGTCGTTGTCACCGGAGCCGACGACGGCACCTCGACCCTCATCGCCGCATCAGCGGCAGCCACCAAGGAGCTCTCCATGCCCGCGCCTCTCGCTGCCGCCCCCGCCGCCCCTGCCGCTCCCCAGAATCCGGCACCCGCAGCCCCCGCGGCGGCCCCCGTCGCCGCGTCGGCCCCGGCCGCCGCCGCAACTGTGGTTGCCGCGCCGGTCGCCGCCTCCGCCCCCTCGGCGGACGTCACAGCGATTGCCCAGCAGGTCGTCGCGATGCTCCAGACCAAAGGCAACGAGGACGCCCTCGGGGCGATCCGCGCGAGCCGCCCGCAAGCTCCGGCGGTCCACATCCCCGGCGCGCCCGAGTTCAGCAAGCACGTGATCATGGCCGCGGCGTGCCAGAGCGGAAAGCTGTCGAACATCGAGGCGCACTTCGACGCGAAGACCCTCGAGGCGGCCGACCGGCAGTACCGCGGGGGTATCTCCCTCGGAGAAATGCTGATCGCCTCTGCGGTCTCCAACGGCTACTCCGGCCGCCACAGTTTCGGTGACGCCGGCTGCGGCCGGGCGATCCTCCAGGCCGCGTGGGCCAGCAACGACATCGCCGACATCCTCTCGGCGACGGTCAACAAGTTCCTCCTGAACGGCTTCATGGCCGTCGACAACTCGTGGCGGACGATTTCCGCTCGCCGGAACGTCGTCGACTTCAAGAAGGTTACGTCGTATCGCCTGACCGGGGCCTACAAGTTCGAGGAGCTCGGCGGCAAGAACGAGCTCAAGATGGCCGCGGCCGGAAACCTGAAGTACGAAAACGCCGCCCGGACGTACGGGATCGTCACCAACGTGAGCCGCGAGCAGCTCATCAACGACGACCTCGGGGCCCTGACCGACATCCCGAAGATGATCGGCCGCGGTGCCGCGCTGAAGTTGAACGAGGTGTTCTGGTCGACGTTCCTCAACAACTCCGCGGTCTTCACCTCGGGCAACAAGAATTACATCTCTGGGGCCTCAAGCAAGCTCGACATCGACGGCATCACCGCGATCGAGCAGCTGTTCCTCGACCAGGTCGATCCGGACGGTTACCCGCTCGGTATCTCGCCCGAGATCCTCTTGGTGCCGACCGCCCTCAACGTGAAGGCCCGCAGCTTCATGTCGAGCGCGGAAATTCGCGACACCACCAGCAACAAGAACTACGCCACGACCAACCCGCACGCCGGCAAGTATCAGCCGGTCACGAGCCCGTACCTCTCCAACGTCAGCTTCACGGGCAGCAGCTCAACGGCTTACTACTTGGTGGCAAACCCCGAAACGTTCCCGCTCATCGAGACGTGCTTCCTGAACGGCGTCGAGCAGCCGACGGTCGAGCAGGCCGAAGCAGATTTCAGCCTCCTCGGAATCCAGATGCGGGGATTCTTCGACTTCGGCGTCGCGTTCGTCGAAGGCCGCGCCGGTGCCAAGTCCGCCGGCCAGTGAGCCGGGTAGGCAGACACGATCACGCCCGGCGGTTCCGCCAGAGGGACCGCCGGGCGGCCTTTCTCCCTCCACCATCGCCATCCATCACCACCTGACCAAGGAGCTTTCCTGTGGCCCTCGCAACGAACTACGTCGGCAAAGGGTACGTCGTCGACTACACCAACCCCAGCTCGACGGTCACTATCGCCAGCGGCACGCCCATCGTTCAGGGCAAGCTGTTTGGGGTGACAGTCGATCCGATCCTTCCTGGCCGCATCGGCGGGCTCGGCACTCGCGGCGTGTGGGACCTCCCGAAAGCCACTTCAGCCGGATCGGCGATCACCGTCGGGTCGCTCGTCTACTGGGACGCGACCAACAACGTCGTCACCACGACCGCGACGAACAACACCGAGATCGGCAAGACAATCAAGGCTGCCGCCGACGCTGACGCCCTGGTTCGCGTCCACGTCCGGCCCTGATCGACCCTCCGGAGACGATCCCCATGTCCATCGGCGGAAACATGATGGCGTGGGGGGCGGAATGGCACTCCCGCGAACAGCGGAAATGGGTTGCGGGGTGGGTTTCGTACCAGCGTGGCAGTGTCACGCATCCGGTGCGAGCCACCCCGGATCGGTCGATGTGGGAAACCCAAGACCAAAACGGCTTGGTCGAGCGCTGGGAGTCTCGAGACTTCATCATCTCGGCGATCGACCTCGCTTTTGACCCGCCGGAGCGTGGAGACCGGATCATCGAGACGACGGCAGGCGGGGCGGTGCTGACCTACGAGGTGTTGGCGCCTCGAGGAGAGCGGGTCTGGAAGTGGGACTCGTTCCGGACCGCGATGCGGATCCACACGAAGCTGGTCTCGGAGGTGTGACTTGCCGTGGTATGAGGTCGGCGGATCCGCCGGGGTAATCACGCTCAACGGCCTCGCCGGAAACGTCACCCTGGCTGTCGTCGGGGGGACCATCGCCGCGAGCGGCAGCACCCTGACGATCACGGTCTCCCCCGGCGTGACCACCTGGGACGCTCTCCAGGGCAAGCCGTCGGTTTTCCCGCCGTCTGCTCACGGGCACGTCATCGGGGACGTCACGGGCCTCCAGACGGCTCTGGACGGCAAGCAGGCGGCTGGGAACTACGCCGCGGCAAGCCACACGCACACCTCGCTCCAGATCACCGACTTCGCAACCGCGGTGGCCTCTGCGGCTCCTCCGACGACCAACGCGGGGTTGTTGACGAGCGGGACTCTCTCGGACGCTCGGCTGTCGGCCAACGTGCCGATCCTCGTCGCCGGAGTGCTTCCCTCGGCCTACCTCCCGTCGTTTGTCGACGACGTCCTCGAGGCGGCGACCCTGTCCGCGTTCCCGGCGACCGGAGAGACGGGGAAGATCTACGTCGCCCGCGACACCAACCGGACCTACCGGTGGTCGGGGAGCACGTACATCGAGATCAGCGCGTCCCCAGGGTCGACAGACGCGGTCTCGGAAGGGTCGATAAACCTCTACTTCACGACGGCCAGGGCGTCCGCAGCTGCTCCCGTGCAATCGGTTGCCGGCCGGAACGGGGCCGTGGTGCTCGCGAAGGCCGACGTCGGTCTCGGAAGCGTCGACAACACGGCCGACGCCTCGAAACCGGTCAGTACCGCTCAGGCAGCCGCCAACGCCGCCGTTCAGGCCTACGCGGTCCAGCGCGGGAACCACACTGGCACGCAGCTCGCCGCCACGATCTCCGACTTCGCGTCGGCAGCAGTAACCGCGGTCACGTGGACGACGATCACGGGGAAGCCATCGACGTTTCCGCCTTCGGCACACACGCACGCAATCTCTGAGGTCACCGGGCTGCAAACGGCGATCGACGGGAAGCAAGCCGCCGGCAGCTACGTCCTCACGACCGATTCGCGGCTGACCGACGCCCGCGAGTGGTCCGCCGCGACGGTCACCCAGTCGCAGGCCGAGGCTGGAACCGACACGGGCCGGCTGGCGTTCACCGTGCTCCGCGTTTGGCAGGCACTCGCGGCTTGGTGGGCGGCGAGCTCGGCGAAGTCAAAGCTCGACGGGATAGCCACCGGCGCGACGGCAAACCAGACCGATTCGTATTTGCTTGCCAGGGCCAACCACACTGGCAGCCAGAGCTACACCACCATCACGGGGCTGGGCGGCGCTGCGACTCTTTCGGTCGGGACGACAGCGGGCACGGTCGCGGCTGGTGACGACAGCCGGATCGTCGGAGCGCTCAATGCCGCAACGGCGGCCACGACCTATCAGCCGCTCGATTCCGATCTCACGTCAATCGCGGCACTTACTACCACGACGTTCGGCCGGTCGCTGCTGACTCAAACAGACGCCGCGGCCACTCGCACGACGATTGGCCTTGGCAGCCTTGCAACGCAGTCTGGGACGTTCAGCGGCACCTCGAGCGGAACGAACACCGGCGACCAGACGATTACGTTGACGGGAGACGTGACCGGCAGCGGAACGGGCTCTTTTGCGGTGACATTGGCCGCGAGCGGGGCGACAGCTGGCACGTATACGAGCGTGACGGTGGACGCAAAGGGGCGGGTGACTGCTGGGAGCAATCCTGCTGGCTACACGCTTCCAACGGCCACGGCATCGACACTCGGGGGAATCAAGATTGGCTCCGGGCTCACCATCGACGGCTCTGGCGTTGTGACGGCAGCAGGCACTTACACGCTGCCGGCCGCCACCGCTTCGGCCCTCGGTGGCGTGATCGTCGGCACCGGCCTGGCCGTGACGAGCGGGACGATCTCGGTGAGCTACGGCACGAGCTCGAGCACCGCATGCGTGGGCAACGACTCGCGGCTCTCCGATTCGCGGGCTCCGTCCGGATCTGCCGGGGGGAGCCTCTCGGGAACCTACCCGAACCCGACGATCGCATCGACC